TCGCAGCCTCTCTTATGGCAGGGGTCGCAGTGTAAGCCTGTGCTTTATGCTCTGGGCCAAGGGCTCGGCCGTATGGTTTAACAAAATGAAAGTTGTCATCCGCAGCTGTCTTTGCGTATTGAATAAAACTGTAGCCGTTAGGGTATGAACTTAATGCGTATGTACTCCAAAACATGGTGCCGATTGAAGCAGGCACTGTAGTACCGGGAAATGATCCTGTTAATGTGTATGTGCCGTTATACGTGGCACCACAATTAGACACTGTTATTGATTGACCTGTAGTAAATATGCCAGGATTTGATAATACTAAAGTTGCTACGTTATTACTAATAGATGAGGCTACTACTGGGGCATCGTTATGCCATAAATAACCTTGTATTAGATCTTCTGCCGATTGGCAGCACTCTTCCACTGTAGCGTCACTGTATAAAGTGCCAATACCTAAATTACTGCGTAACTCTGCCATTGTTACCATTGCAGCGGCCATAGTGTCCTTTCTAAAAAAGCTCCCCTGGGGCTAGGGCTACTAAACCCCAGAGGATTATTTAATTAACTAACTTATTAGGTTAGGTTGAAACGGCGAACGCCACCTTGTACTAATACACCAACGGCCATGTAGCCATATAGTGATGTCTCGATCTCGCCTGATGTTGGGATGTTTGTTGACAGACGTAGAATTGGTGACTCGTAAATTGATACTGCTGAAGGTACAACAATAAATGCTGACTCATCAATTACAGTAGATACAGCATTTGGATCTACGTATAGATCAAGACCTAATACGTTGCCACGGAGTGAACGTGGTGATGCTTGTCCTGCTGCGTTCATTGGTTGTGATGCTGTGTAAATTGGGCGATCAGTTGTGTCCTTAGCACCAATTAACAGATTCCATTGGCCAGTGCCAGCGATGTAAGCAGTTGCTAACTCACCTGTTGCAAGGTATGCAGCTGGTGCTTGCTCTGCTACGTAGGCAATAAGGCCGTTAGATGTTGCAGCTTGTGGGTTAGCTTGTGCGCCACCTGCTGTTAGTGCTGCAATTACTGCTGCATCTGTTGCCTTATTGTAGGCCCGGGTCATATTTTCCAACATGGCTGCAAAGAAGTCTGGTGAGCTGCGCTCTAAAACTTCTAAACTGTAGCGTTGAAGGCCACTGTATTTTTTAACTGTGAGATTTACATAGCTTGAGACAATACCTGTTTCTGATGGTGCGCCTGCTTCTGCAGTCTCTGCAACTGTACCTGAAGTAGTAATCTTAGGTACTGAAATTGTCATACCTGCTGCTGGTAATGCACGTGTACCGATTGCATCTACAGCTGGGCGTGATCCAATTAAAGTATCTACTACTGTAGGTACGAATTGTGTTGGATTAAATGCTGGGTTAGTGGTGAAGCTGTCATCTGCAGCAGTTAAATATCTTGCTACATCTGCTTCTGCTTTCATTACCCACTGTGCTGATTCGTGGTTACCTAATTTTGCTTTAATGCTGTGTTCCAGCATATGTGCTTGTGTTCTGATTGGTGAGCGTGGCTCTGTATAGAAGGATGCACTAATTGTAGGGCGTGCGGCTTCTACTGGAGCAGTCTCGACCACTGGTGTTGCTGTTGGCTCGGTGGTGTTTTCCACTATAGCCTCACTTTCCGTAGTTGGTTGATTTGTTGCATCCGCTTCGCCTTCGCTAGCGGCAACTTTAGTTACTTGTGCTTCTGTAAATGCTGGTGATTCAACTAGGCTAACTTCTTTGAGTGTTGCCTTAGTTACATAAATATAATCCTTTTTTTGTGATGATTTGATTACATCCACACCTACAGATAGGCCATCTATTAACTGCTCACTTGCAAGCATTAACGCATCTGATCCTTGCATGCTTGCGCTGATCTTAAAACTAGCGTAGATACCATCTTCTTCTTCATTAAATTTTTGCATGCGGCCTATTGGCTTGCTAGTTTCGTGTTGCATAAGCATCTTAATCTTGCCAGGGTCGCCTACATTTATTGAACCTTTAGCAAATACGACAGGTCCAACACTTGTTCGGCCCACACTTTCAAATGGCACAATTTTGCCTGCGATGACTCTGCGTTCACCGTCTGCACTCTCTATCTGACTACTGAACGTAAGTAACATCGCCGCTCTCATTTCCGTTAGGTGTTAGGTCTTCCATCTCTTTTGCTTGCTCGATGTCAATAAGTCCTAGTGCTAGCATCTTTTCGATGGTCTCTAGTCTTGCCTTGTCATCTGATCGCAAAAATGTTTCACTAATATTAAAACGTACAATATGGCCGTTAGCAGTTATATCGTTCATGCTTAGGCGATCTTCAATAGCACAAATATAAGGTTGTAGTGAATAGGCAACAAACTCTTTACGGCCATCAATAATGTTCTGGTAAGTCATGCTGTTGTTCATATCGGCGCTTATGTAATATGCGGGTACGTTCATGGCCCGGGCAATTTGTGTTGCGAGGTACTGTGAACTTTCATTATAGGTCATGTCCTTAGGTGAAAAGCCAACAGCCTCATAAGATAATGTGCTAGTAAGATATGCTGTACTTCTATTTTGACGTGCTTGCTTCCAAGCCGCTAATAATCCTTGTACTTGTGCTTCTGGCATATCTGCGCCAGTGTTTTTTAAGAATCCTGTTGCCATAGGTGTTTGTGCTGCTACAGCTGTTGCTTTTTCAATATCTAATGCTGCTTGTATTGTGCGACCTGCAGTCTGTAATACACCTTGTGTTAATCCTTGAAATGTAACTAATGAACCAACGCCAACCATAGGTACTTTTTGATTGTCAATTGTGTAATACAAAACTTCTGTACCTAATGGGTTTAATTGTGCAACTACTCGTGTGTTATTTATCCATTCAAAACGTGCTGGTCTTAAATCATCTGCATAAACTTCTGTAACACGCCAATATGCAACGCCATAAAATATAAGACTATCGACAGTCCATGAAATAGTGACGGATCGTGGTTGTCTAATATCTGGTTGTTCGCACCAGAGCGGTTTGGCTAATTCTTCACCTGTAGATTTTTTGTACAGCTCTAATGGTAAATATCCAATAACACCTTTAATTAAATTAGCGCATCGATTTACAGCTGGTACTTGTGTTGCAAGTGTGCGATCCATAGGACCTGCACCAAATGTGTTGTAACCAAATCCAATGATGCTGTCGCCCATAACGGCAGGGGCGTATTGCGCTTGTAGATTCTCAGTTTTTTTGGTTATACCCAAAGCAGACAATAGACCCATATAGGTACTTTATACCATAAATCGGACTAATAGTGCAAATTAGACAAATATTTGTGCGGTTTGTTGTGGTTTTGTTAATTGACTTACAACCATGGCCAATGATATAGCGGCAGTAACATCGCCAGCAGATTTCCTACGTATAATGCGCCAGCCAGCATCATTAGTTTTCGCTGCACAGTTATTTAAATGCTGTACTAGCTCTGCCTGTCCAGAATGCACTACTCGGTTATTGGCTAGACCATCGGCAAGGTCTGAGCATGCCTGGTAAAACGCCTGGCCTGATACGTCTTGTAATCTCCATCCACTTTGTTCAAGTCTTGTAGCTATAGTTTGCGTGGCGTATTTGTCATAGCAGATTGTAGATGGGTGGTATTTTCTAGCCCACTCATTTATATCACTTGCCATCTTTATCTCATCTATTGCTATATCGCTATGCCAGAGCTGTGCAAGTCCTACTGCTATTTTGCCATCTTGTACTTGGCCCATGACTAAAGCGCCGGATCTTCTAGTAGGTGCAATATCAAATGCCATGATTGTTTGTGGCCCGACAGGTATTTCTAAGCTGCTATCGCTGCACTGCTCGATTGATCCATATACCCAGGGGCTGACAGTGCTATCTACCCACATACAAAGCATTTCGGTCTTAGTAGCTTCTATGCTGTTAGTGCTTACGCTTTCTTCCAGTGTTTGCTCTGTGATGAGATGGCCTAGTGCAGGGTTGGCCATAGCCCAAGCTTTACGATCTGTAATCTTAGAATGCTGTGGCGCACTGTATTCATAGAATCCTAAATTGTCAGGTGGATATGATAGGCAACGCTCTCTTAAATCATTGAGCACTGTGCTAAATCCATCACCGGCATTACTTGTCATTAGTGTCATGGCGTTAGGTCTTGCCCTGGTTACCGGCAGTGCAGCTGTAAAGGATTCTTGTGTCCATTCTCTTAGCTCATCAATGTAAAGAAAATCTGCAGTCTTACCACGAGGTGCATCTCTAGTGGCGGCTGCTATTTCATACCGAGCGCCATTAAGTAAAGTTATAGATTCTTGGCCGTTAGCTAGACGTATCTGCCTTACCTGGTCTTTTAAGAATTGATTATCTTCTATTGTGTAAGCAACTTGCCTAAAGGTATCTAATGCCATATTGCGGTTAGATGACATACCCAAGACATTCTTAGAGCCCCATAAAAATAGATGGCTCAGGATCAGCATACGTGCTAGGTGGGTCTTGCCATTTTGACGTGCTACAAGCACTAGCGCTGTTTTTTTGCGCCAGGCATCTGCATCATCTACAGCCAGTAAATCATCTAGCACCCAGCGTTGCCAGGGGATCAAAGGTAAACCTATTTTCTCAGCCAAGTCTGCAACCTCTTGCGACTTTGTGCGACCTTTTAAAAGTAACGTGTGGATTCTAGGCTCAGTG